TTTGCCATGTTGATGAATAAAAAAAAAGAAGGTATAGAAACAATTAATGTAGGAGATATGTAATGGCAAAAATTGTACAATCATTAACACAACCACCAAAAGAATACGATCAACTTTCATTTTTATCTTTAGTTAGAGATTTAAACGGTTTAATAGAAAAATTAAATACAACATTTCAAGAAGAAAAAGGAGAAGATAGCGATGCAATAATCTTCTTTTTAGGAGGATAATGGCTAATAATTTTGTTAATAAAAAAGTAGATATAACAAGTGCAGAGTCAGCGGTAACTTTATATACAATTCCTTCAGCTACTACGGCTATTATAAAATCTATATTAGTTTCAGATGACTCTGGCTCTGGATCTTCAATTACAATAACTTTGACTGATACAAGTGACGCTGTTTTTAGTATTGCATATTTAAAGACTATATCAGCTAATACTCCCACTGAGATATTAACAAACCCATTAGTGGCAGAAACAGGGGAAATAATAAAAGTTACGGCTGCTCAAGCAAACAGGCTCCATGTGATCCTGTCCGCTATGGAAGTAACGCCTAGAACCGTTACAACATAAGCTTGATTTACTCGTTAAAAACGAGTAGTAATATAAATTCAGGTGAAATCCCTGCCTATATAATATAATAAATAACAATATACATATGATAACAAGAGCTCAAATTAGAAGACAATTACGTGCACGAGGCGGGATAACAAACACGGTTCCTAGAGAAGGATTCTTTCTAGGTGGTATTAAAAAAAGATTAAGAAAACTCATACCAAATGAATTAGCAGATTTTGCAGTTAAAGCTGCACCGTTTGTTGCACCTTTTCAACCAGGTATAGCTGCAGCAATGAGAGGGTTAGGTAGATTTGATCAAAGAGGTAGCGTCAGTGATGCACTTAAACAAGGATTAGGAACTTATGCTCTTGGGAGAGGAGCAAGATTTTTAGCAGGCGCTGAAGGAGCTAGTGGTGGACCTGGCACATTTTCTATGGACAGATTTAGAGAAGGTCCTGTTGGTAGATTATTTAAAGGCACTGAAACTAATATAGGTGATGTAAAAAAAAATATTAATCTTGGAACAAAAGGAACAGATCCTAAAGGCTTAAAATCAATAAGAGACGCAACAAGTATATTTAAAGATGTTCCAATATTAAGAGAATTACCAAGCATGGTACAACAACAAATACTTGTTGGTGGTGCTACTGCTGCAGGAACATATCTTTATAACGCATTTTTAGCTGAAGAACCGCCTCAAGAGGAAGGCGAAACTATAGAAGAATACTTGGCTAGAAGAAAAGAAAATGTTGGTAATAAAATGAGAACATATTTTGATAATTATTTTGCTTTTGATAAAGAGTATTCTTCATTAGATGATGCAGGTAAAGATGCATTTGTTGCAAGATATAATTTAAGAGGCGGAGGTATACCGATGGGTATTATGAGAACTAATCAAGCTGGAGTTACGGAAAGAGACTATAGAGATAAAGGTGGTTTTGTACCAGTAGGTGTAAAAGAAAAGGCAGATGACGTACCAGCTATGTTATCTAAGAACGAATTTGTAATGACAGCTAACGCGGTTCGAGGAGCGGGCGGCGGGAGCATTGAAAAAGGAGCACAAAGGATGTATGATACAATGAAAAATTTAGAGAAGAGAATAGTATGATGGACGAAGGAATATTAACACAATTAGCATATCAATTAGCAAGACAACAAGAACCAGAGGGCAGATTATCTGAAAAAGATATTGAAAGAGCTATGGTACCAAATGTTTCAAAAGATGAAAGTTTTTTAAACATGTTAATGAATGACATGGAGGGTAAAGTAGATGATGAAACTAAAGATTTTTATTATAAAACTATAATTCCAAGATTATTTAAAGAAGCACAAACAGATTCAGAAAAAAGAAAATTAAAAATGTTAGCAGATGAATTAGGTGTTAATGCATTCGCATTAGGGGGTAGAGTAGGTTATCAGACAGGTGGTGTAACAGAATCAAGAACATTACCACCAGAATTTATAGAAGCAGCACAAAAAACATATTTAACTGATCTTTCAAGACAAGCAGGTATACCAAGTATTACCACGGCTACAACACAACAGCCTGGTGAAACAGCGCAACAGTTTGCACAAAGACAAGCACAAGCGCAACAGTTTCAAATTACAAAAGCAGGTATGGCAGGCCTTGCACCAAAAGTTGCACAGCAAGATGCATTACAAACTGCAGCCTTAACTCAAGCAGTTGATCCAACAACAGGTCTTGGATCATTTCAACCATTCTTAACAAAAGCAGGAGCAGCTGCAGATGCAGCAACAGGACTTACAGGGCCAATGACAGCGGCACAAAGAACTGCTTATATGTCACCATATCAACAACAGGTTATAGACACAACTCTTGCTGAGTTTGATAAACAGGCTCAGATAAGACAAAACCAATTAGCAGCACAAGCATTGGGAACACCTGGTGCATTTGGTGGAGGTAGAGAGGGTGTACAAAGAGCTGAATATCAAACAACGAGTGATGCAAATAGATCAAGAATATTAGCCGACTTACAACAGAGAGGATTCCAACAAGCATCAACTGCAAGACAGCAAGATCTTGCAAATCAAATGGGTATAGCAAATTTACAACAAGGATTAGGCGGAGCTGCACAAGACTTCTCAAGAGCACAAATAGCTGGTCTTGGTACATTAGGCGCAGGTCAACAAGCACAAGAACAAGCAATACTTGATGCAGAAAGACAAGCGGCGCAAATGGCAGTCGATGATCCAAGAAGAAGACTTACTATGTTTGGACAGGGTATTACAGGTTTAACACCAGGAGCTGGAACAGTTGCTATTGGCGAATCACCAGCAACGCAACAAGCTAGTCCATTAGCTACAGCTTTAGGTTTAGGTTTAGCTGGTGCTGATATTTATGGAAGGATATTTAAAGACTAATGTCTAGAATATTAAAACGACCTATGTTTAGAAGAGGTGGTAAAGTTAATGAAGGTATCATGTCTGGGTTAACTGATAGAAGAAATTATGAAAACGGCGCATTTGGTAGCATGTCTGAAGATCAAATAAGATCAAATATAGAAATGCTTATGGGTTTACAAGATAAATTTGCACCAGTTGCTAAAACTAACTTACCTATTGGTGCAGTTGGTTTAAACATAGCATCGGGTATGTCTCTTGTAGACGCATTAAAAGATCCGTATGCACAGTTCACCAAAGCAGACGATAGAAGAAGAGCCCTTATGGATAAAAGAAAACAAGCAGCTGTGTCTACAGTTTTAGGACAGGCGGTAAAAACTCCTAAAATACCTTCAACTAAATTTGTTAAAAACACTTCAAACCAAAAATTATTTAATATTGAGCCAGGGGAAAGTGGATTTGTAACTAATGCACAAATCTTAGCAGCTCAAGGTTTTTTCGAAGAGGTAAAAGATCCAACAACTAAATCAGCCTTAAACATTTCTAAAGAAACAATAGCAGGGATAGAACCTGGAAAAGTTGGTTTTGTAACTAATAAAGTATTAAGAGATAATCCAGGTAAATTTACTGACCCACCAGTTGCAAGTGAGCAAATTACAATTGGTGCTGACGGAACAGTTAATATTACAAAAGGAGACGTTAAAGGGGAAACTCCTGCTCAAAAAGAAGGTAGACAAATAAAAATAGCTACTTTTCAAATGAACAATGCAGCTCAAAATTTAGTTTCTAACTTACAAGCAAACGCTAAAGTGGGTCCAGTTGGTTCTTTTATAACGGCTTTAGATAGTGCTGGAGCACAACTAAAACAAGCAGCAAATGCATTTGGTTTTTCAACAACAGGTGAAAATAAAACTTTTGATGATACAGGAAGTGGAGCTATTGATAGATATATTGAAGATAAATTTGGCAGTTCAATAGGAGGAGATGCGGCAAAACTTGGTAGAATTAAATCAGTGTCTATTAACCTTGCATATCTAATGGCAAGAATAGATGAGCCTGGTGGAAGATTTACTGATAGGGATATTGCATTAAAAATGGAAGAGTTGGGTATAGGAGCTAATCCACAAAGAACTATTAATGTTTTAACAAATGCAGTTAAATTAAGAAATAGTAATGCAGCTTTTGCGTATCAAGAGTTAACTGGTAATCCTTTAGACTTTTCTAATATGAATATTATTGGTTCAATTGATCCAAATAAAGATGATCCAAATAAAGAAAAATCTGATGGCCCAAAAGAAAAAATATTTAATCCTTTAGGCATAGACGAAAAACTATTGGCGAACTAATGGCTAGTATATCTGATTATAAAAAACAACATCCTGAATATCGTAATATTCCCGATCTTCAATTAGCTGAGATCTTGTATGAAAAAGCATATAAAGGAAAAATAAGTGAAACAGAATTTTACAAACTAGCTTTTCCAAACATATCTGATGAAAGAGTGGAAGAAGAAGACATTCCTCAAGAAGGACTTGATTATTTAGAAGGCAGAGGTATTTCACTTCCAAAAGATGATTTTTTTAAACCTACAACATCAGAAATAGCTAAATCAGCAGGAGTATCTGTAAATGATCCAGCAGATATAAAATCAAGGTTTGGTGGATCGTTAGGATACAATGAAGAACAGAAAGTTCTTGCAATAAAAAATGGTTTATCAAGATTATACAAACAAGACATAGATGTTAGGACAGGACCTCAAACAGGAGAATTAGAATATTTTAACCCTAAAACTCAATCATATGCTCTAGTAGATAAACCAGGAATGGATTTTGGAGACTTTGGAGATATAGGTGGAGATTCTTGGGTTATAGGAGCAGACATAGCAGGAACTATTGTTGGTACAATTTTTACAACACCAGTAGGTGGTTTAACAACAGGTGCTATTGCTGCTGGAGCTGCTGAATATTGGAGGCTTAAATGGGGACAACAACACTATGGAGTTAATTTAGATTTAGCAGATAACCAATTACTTCATGAAGCATTTAAAACAGCAGGAATATCTGGTGCAGCTGGTTTTATTGGAATTGGAGGGGTTAAATTAATTAAAAGTATAAACAACGTAGTAAAAGGTAGATCTTTTTCATCTGTGGGTGAAGGCGTTGAATCTTTAAAAAGTGCTAAAGCTTTAGAAGCAGAAAAAGTTGCAAAAGATATAAATATAAGATTAGAAGATGCTGGTATTAACTCTAGATTAAAATACACATTAGCAGAAGCCACTGATGAAAAAGATCTACTAGCAATACAATCAGCTTTTGAAAACAAAAGAGTATTAGGTCAAATGGGAGAATATAGAGAGTTTGGAGAAGCGCAAGCTAAAAGTTTAAATGATTACTTTGGAGCAATGAAAGCAAAATTTGGAGTTAACGCTGGGTCAACTTACGACACAGGAAAACTTATAAGTGAAGTAATAGAAAATAGAAACAAAGATGCAGTTAAAAATCTTATAAAAAAACAAAAAGCATCTGATGAATTATTAACTAAAAAAGTATTTAATTTACCAGACGGCAGCTCTAAAGTAACAGGTGTTGAATTTAGATCAATTGTAAAAGATTTAGGCGATGCATATAAAAGTGACGTAAAACTCGCTGCAAAAGAATTAGATAAAACATCAGGTATTAAATTAATAGACACAGATGAAATAGCAAAAGCAATTACTAAGCTTTCTGTAAAAGAACAAAAAAGTTTAGTAGAAATTGCTAAAATAGAAGGTATTTTTAAACCTGGAGTTTATGATGATTTATTATCAAAAAATTCAAAAATGCTTCTTAGTGACGCTAGAGAAACAATGTCAGTTTTAAGTAAAAAAATTAGAGAAAAACAAATAGGTTTAGCAGCAGGAGAAACTCCTGATGTAGGTAGATTAATGTTTTTAAAAAGTGCCTTTACAGAGCAAGTTAAAAAAAATGCAGGAAAAGAATATTTGGATGAATTACAAAAATTTAACGATTTAGTTATTACTAATAAAGAACTTTTAAATAATGATATTATATCTAAATTAACTAAAATAGAAATTGGTAGCATATTAAAAGTTGCTGATGAAGATATATTTGAAACAACATTTAAAAAAGGTATAGGTTCAGGAAAAGCGGCTGCAGAAGTTTATGAAGTTATTAGTAAATCTCCAGAAGCATTAAATGCATATAAAAATTCTATTTTTAATAAATATAGATCAGAGGTGTTAGATCCCATAACTAACAAACCAAGTTTAGTAAAACACAATAGTTTTATTAAAAACTATGAAAAACCATTAAGGACATTTTTTAATGAAGCTGAGTATAATAAAATATCTAGAATAGGTGGGCTACAAAGAAATATAGAAAAGACAAACAAACTTTTTACACAAACACAAAAAGAATTAAATAAATCATTTGAAGGAAAACTGTTTAGAACTTCACCTGAAGAAATATTTAAAAAAATATATGGACCAGGTAATATAGGTCAAGTAAGAACATTAAAAAATATTCTTCAAAAAAACCCAGAAGTTTTTAAAAAATTTCAAAGAGATGTTATAACAGATTTAAATGAAAAAGTTTTTAAATTAGATAGAAAATTTACTTTAGGTAAGGTTTTAGACGCTAATGCTTTTAACAGATATTTAAATGGCGGTGGAGGAGAAGCAGGACATAGAGCAGTTTTAAAAGAAATATTTGGACCTGAATATGTTAAAAATTTAGATATTTTAAATAACGCATTACAAATAGCTAATAGATCAGCAGTAACTGCACAACAAGGCGTTGTTGCAAGTGCGTTTACTGATATAATTAGAGCACGGGTAGGTCAGTTTACAGTTGCAGGTAGATTATTAACAGCTGGTAGAAGAATTTTTACAGCTGCATCAAATAGAATGATAGCAAGAGCTATATTAAATCCAGACTCATTAAAAGATCTTATTGCATTAAGAAAATTACCAAAAAAAAGTAAAGCTGCTGCAGCAATTCTTGCTAAATTAGGTGGTAGTGTTTTTATGGTACAAGATGATTTACCTACACAGCCTTCTAAAGAAACAGTTATTGAACAAGATATAGAAACAACAGATGATCAAGTAAGTAATTTATTAAACGAAGGCGAAGGTGCAGACGACGGAGGACAAATGGCTGCAATAGATACCCCTCCTTTACAAACACCAGGTATAAATCCAAGTTTATTAAGCCAGGTGCCTAAACAAGCAACTGGTATTAATGCAACTGGTTTAACACCAACAGAGCAAGCTTTATTATCACCTGAAGAACAATCAATAAGACTTAGATCAAGAGGAATGGCATCATAATGTCTAGAGAAGATTTTAAATCGTTTGTAGTAACAGATCCAAATTTAGTTGATCAACAGTTAGATGTATCTAAATTAGCGACTACAACGCCGACAAGAAAAGAATTGTTAGGTGGTATATCAACACTTCCAGGTGTAAAATATGACCCCACACTACAATCCTCTTTTACTGATTTATTAGCATATTTTTCTGGTGGATTGCCTAGATTACCGCAAACACCAACGGCATCAAATGTAAACGTGCCTTTACCAGGAGGATCAGGCGGAGGCGGTGGCGGAATTACAGCTGTTTCTACTGTTCAACCTACAGCGCCAAAAACAACTGCGCCTTTTGTAGAAACATCTCCAAATGTTTTATCAGCAACAGATTCAGCAACAGGTCAACCTACATCAGGAAATATAGTAGACCCTAAAACTGGAGATGTGTTTGCGCCAGGAGATTATTCTGACGTTGCAGGAACTTTAGCTGACCCAAGAGAAAAAATAGATTTTACACCAGAGCAACAAGGCACTATTCAAAACATACTAGGTCAAGCAGGTCAAACTGTTAGCGGAGCACTATCTGCATTTGGCAACATACCAGGAGCTATTGTAGATGCAGCAAATCAAACAGTAGATTTATTTGGTAAAAAAATAAACGTGGGTAAAACTTTAGCATCTGCTGCTATTAACAAAATAGCGGGTGGCCCTGTAAATTTAATATTTGAAGCAGCTAAAGCAGTGTTACCTGAAAGAGATCCACGACAAAATAAATTAGATGATCTTTATGATGTTAAAGATGGCACAATACAAAGCGGTCTCATGGCAGGATATAATCCTGTGTCAGGAGGTATTCCTGGTATTAGTGATCCAACTTACGGATTACAAGATGCTTACGATAAAAGAATTGGTACAATAGAAAATACTTTAAAAGACAAATACAATATGTCAGACGCTGAAATAGCAGATGTTAAAGCAGGTAGTTACAAAGGTGATGTAGATACAAATTTATTAGATACATTAACTGATCTTGAAGATGCTAAAAAGAAAGAGGCAGATGTATTAGGTATTACAGCTGCAGAAGATAAAAGATTAGGTGAGGCAGAAATGAGACAAACGATAGCTGATGCTGTACGTCAAAGAGATTTAGGTATTACAGCTGCGGGAGATAAAAGATTAAGCGAAACAAAAATGAAACAAACGATAGCTGATGCTGTACGTCAAAGAGATTTAGGTATTGCAGCTGCAGAAGATAAAAGATTAAGCGAAACAAAAATGAAACAAACGATAGCTGATGCTGTACGTCAAAGAAATTTAGATGCACTTTTACAATCTAATTATGAAGAAATACGAGACAGTGGTGGTGATGATATATCTTTTGAAGAATATATTGAAAATTTAAAAAGAAGCCCACCTATTCCAGGACAGTACGAAGATATGATTGATACAGATAATCCTTTTGCAAAAACTATACAAGAAAGGGTTGATGAGTATTTTGATATGGATCCTGCTGTGCCTTACGACATAGATGACGACATTAGGCAGGAAAGTCCTAAACTAGGAGTTGGTAGTGATTATGATAAAGATTTTGAAACTTATTTACTTCCTGATCTTATAAGCGGTGAAACACTTACACCACAAGAAGAAGCAGCAACAGTAACAGGAATAGCAGGACCTCCAAGACAAATATCTGGACCACAAGTTATGGATCAGCCAGCAGCCAATAATATAAATATTACAGCAGGACTACCTACTTACGAAACGTTACCAGAAGGAGCATCAAAAACAGGAACTCCTGTAGATGCTTTAAACCCTATTAATAGACAACAACATTTTGATAACACAGAAAAATTAAAAGATGCTGTACGAGCGGGAAAAATTTCAAATGAAACTTACAACAGATTAAGCGCTTTTGATGCAAGAAAAACAATGGGATTAGGACCAGTGACAGGTACAGGTGCTTCAGCTTTATATCAAGGAACTCAATCATTATTTGGAATAAGTGAAGCCGTAGCCGATCAACCATTTGGAGAAGCAGTACAAGATACTATTAGAAACATTCAAGGTGTATCAGGAAATATAACACCTGAAGAGCAGGTGCAGTATCAAGAAATTATTAGTGGTCAAGATATATACAGAGATCCTATTTTAGGTATGGTTGATCAACCAACAAGAGGAACTTTAGCAGGAGAACCAGGTCTTCCTAGTTTAATGGACGAGTTTGATATGACTGCTTTTGATGAACCAATATCAGAACCCACACCTATGAGACAAAGATTAGATGAACTTAGACGTGAAAGAGATTTAGGTGTTGGACCTCAATTTATGGACATGGCTGAATCTGGGCCACTAACGAATACACAATTAGCAGAAATGCCTATGCAAGAATTTGAAAATCTTTTAAATAATACAGGAAACGATCTTGGTAAAGCTTTTGATTTAATTGAGGCTAGACAAGAAGGAAAAGAATATTTAGATGATTTAGAAGAAATAGGAAAAGATGTTGATTATATTGGTTACACAGAACAAGAAAAAGCAGATATTGCAGCCGGAAAAAAAGTTCCACAACTTGGAGAACTATTAGATTTTGGACTTGATCAAATTATGTCAGAAGAACCTGAACCAGACAGAGGCGGACCACCATCAGTTATATCAAGACCAGATCCAAGTCCACCACCTTCATTTACACCAAGAGGTGGCGGAGCAGATAGAGATCCTGCACCAGCCCCTAAATCTACACCAACATTTACACCAAGAGGTGGCGGAGCAGATAGAGATCCTGCACCATCAAGACCAGCACCTTCACGGCCTAATTACGGACCACCAAGCCAAAGCGGCGGTGGCGGAGGCGGCGGAGGCGGTGGCTGCTTCTTAAAAGGAACACAAGTTACAATGGCTGATGGTTCTACTAAATCAATTGAGCAAGTTGATCTTGGAGACAAAGTTGCTAAAGGTGGAAAAGTATTTGCAACAGGTAAATTCTTAGTTAAAAACCTACATGACTACAAAGGAATTAAAGTTTCAGGTAGCCATATGGTTAGTGAAGATGGCAACTGGGTTAGAGTTGAAGATAGTAAACATGGTAAAACACTAGGAGATGATGAACACACTGTTTATGTCTTTGGTGCTGAGAACAGAAGAATTTTAATTGACGACATATTATTTACAGACTACTTTGAAGTTAATGAACAAGAAAAACTTTCAGAAGGAGATAAATTTTTTGACAACTGGAAGATACATGCAAAAGTAGATAGTGATAGCAACGTTAATATTATAAATGCAAGCTAGAAAATGGAAGCTAGACACCGACTATAAATATTTAGTTGAGTGGTGGAAACAATATGATTTTGGAACTGTTCCAAAAGAATGCTTACCCCCAGATGGAATTGTAGTATTATTAGATAGACCTATTTGTGCCGCAGGACTTTATCTTTGTAAAGGAACTAAATTTGGTTTTATGGAGTGGGTGGTGGTAGATAAAAAAATAGGTTTAAAAACAGCTCACAATGCTTTAAACTTATGTATTGGAGAAATAATACAAATGGCAAAAGACAACAACATTAAACTATTATATACTGTAACAGCCCAAGAAGCTTTACAAAAAAGATATACTAAATATCATGGTATGGAAATAGGAGAAAAAAGTTCTATGACATTTGTTAAAGACCTATCAAATAAACAATATAAAGATTTGGATTTTGTTAAAGATGCCTAAAGATAACGCAATACAGCGAATAGATTCACACGAAAAGCTTTGCAGGATTATGCAAAAGCAAACTTACGATAGAATGAACCAACTACAAGCTCATATTACTAGAATAGAAAGAATACTTTTAGTATCTATGGGAGCCGTTATGACCGGTATGGGCGGCGTAATTGTAGTCTTAATACAAAAATTGTAACACCCATACGTAAGTCCTATAATTTACTATATCCAATCTTTAAGTTCTTCACCCATAACTTGACTAGCTATATTAATTTTTTTACGAAGAGCTTTTACAATTCTTTCATCAACAGTATCTTTACAAATTATATCAATATAAGTCATAGGATATTTTTGGCCAATACGATCTATTCTGGCTTGTGATTGTGTTCTCTTTTCAAGATCATAACCATTAGAATAATAAATCATGGTTGATGCAGCCGTAAGAGTAATACCATAACCACCTGTTGCTGGCGTTCCTACAAAAAATCTACACTCAGGATCTGTTTGAAATTTATTTATATTACTTTGTCTATCTTCTTTAGGTGTTAAACCATAATAATCTACAACAGATTTTTCTCCATGCTCTTTAACTATTGCTTTTATTATCTGCGTCATATCTTTTTGCCAATGGCCCCATATGACAACTTTACCTTCAATCTCACCTAGCACATCTACTAACTCGTCTATACGATTATTAGGTATCTCTTGAGTAGAGCCATCATCAGCAGTAAAGTGCCCACATGTTATTTGTTGTAGTCTCATAAGTTGAGTCATTACAGTTGTTGTACTGACCATCTTACCATTTAATACTGCAAGCGCTTTTTCTTTCATTTGTAGATATAGTTTAGACTGATCTGGACTTAATTGTACTATACGTTTAATAAATGTTTTTTCAGGTAAATCTAAGCAATCGTCTTTTAATACTCTGTATGAAAAAGGCTCTAATTTAGAAGATAATTCCGCTAAATTTCTATAGCCAACAACAATCTGTACAGTCCTACCACTAAAGTTTGCATTACGCATTACGGCGTATCTAGTTCTAAAACCATAATAAGAAGCATGTCCCAATAACCAAGAGTCCAAAAACTGGCATTGTGTATATAAGTCTAATGGTGATTTAGTTACAGGAGAACCTGTAAGTATTCTTCTATATTTAGATTGTTTAGATAAAGCTAAAATATTTTTCGTACGTTTAGCACCAGGGTTTTTAATAGTGGTAGACTCATCAATTGCAATTAGTGTATTATGACAGTTTAAAAATTTATTAGCAAACGCTACGCCTTTTTTAGTAGAAAAAGCTTCTACATTCATAATTAAAATATGTAATTCTTCTCCTGCTTCAAACAAAGTTTCTAATTTTTTTTCCTGTGTTCTTGTAATCATGGCTTGCCACAAGACCATTTTTTTATCTATGTGATCTACTAAGTGTGTGGGTATCTCAGAATCATGCCAGTTTTGGTATACTCCTTTTGGAGCTATAATTAAGGCAGCATTAATCTTACCTTTGTCGTAAAGCATTGATATATTGTCAATTAATACCTTTGATTTACCTGTACCCATTTCCATAAAATAGGCGTAAACTTGTTTCTCCCATGACTTTTCTAAGGCAGTTAATTGATGCGCGTAAGGTTTAGTCTTAAATTTATAATTTATCATTTTTCTTCTTTCTAGTTGACAATATAAATGTAAAAGATTATATTGTCAAGCATGAAAGAAAAAACATTAAACAGTGAGCCGATAGTTTATCTGCTACAAGAAGTTCCTGGCACAAAAATAGGTCGTCCAAAATATAATATTGTTGGCGCACAAAAGTTTGGTCAGATAAAAGTTCTTCTTAGAGAAGATACACAAATCGTAAGAAGTCCAGGACCAATAACTTATCAACTTAGACGTTTGTTAAAAGATTTTTCTGATGAAGATTATTTACTTTTATCTGGAGATCCAAAAGTTATAGGTTTGGCAATTGCTGTTGCGTGTGATATTAACAATGGAAAGTATAAAACGTTAACTTGGGATAGGCAGGAAAAGATGTACTACTCAACTGAGTTTAACATACATGAAAGAGGTGAAATAGATGAGTCAAATAGACTATGAAAAAGATAGAGTACAATCTGTAACACAGGCAGACGCAGCTAAAAGTTTGTCTAGTAAAGTTATAGAATTAAAAAATTTAGAGGACGAAATTGCAAATGCAGAAAAAAGCGTCTCTAAACTTAAAGAGCAAGCTAAAGTATTATCTCAGTTTGAAATACCTGAGATGATGGAGAAAATGCATATTACAAAATTAAAGCTTAAAGACGGCGAGGCTGTAGAAATAAAAAAATTCTATAGTGCTGCCATCTTACCTGAACATCAGGAACAAGCTTTTCAATGGCTTCGAGACAACGACTTAGGTGATATTATTAAAAATGATATTACCGTTACCTTTGGTCGAGGCGAAGACAACAAGGCGAGCGTTTACGCAGACCTTGCAAAAGGTCAGGGATATGAACCAGTCCAGAAAATAGGGGTTCATGCTCAGACACTTAAAGCAGTAGTCAGGGAGCGTCTTGAAGCTGGACGTGAGATGCCCTCTGACTTATTTAAAACTTACGCGGGTAACAGTACAAAAATAACAAGGAGATAGAAATGAGTGACGAGAAACAAGTAGCGATAAAGAAAGAGGCGGGCTTACCTTCATCTATATTATTTGAAGATGATGCTGCGTCAGGTTTTGAGAATGTAAAGACAACTAGTTTGGCTTTACCTATCTTAAAACTTTTACAGAATGGCTCTGGGGAAGCACAGAAACGTAACCAAAATTACGTTGACGGTGCAGAACCTGGTATGCTTTTAAATACAGTTACTAAAAAACTGTATGATGGAGCAAATGGGGTATCGGTTATTCCATGTCATTATAAGTTAGAGTACCAAGAATGGGCTGACTTTGGAACAGGTTCTGGTAGACCAGAAAACCTTTTTCCAGATGGGTCTGACATTCTAGAATCAACAACTAAAGATGGTGGAGGTAAAGACAGATTAGAAAATGGTAATTATATTCTAACTGTTGGCCAACACTATGTATTGGTTGTTGGAGATGACGGAGGAGCTGAACAAGCTTTAATATCCATGAGTTCATCTCAAGGTAAGATAAGCAGGAAATGGAATTCTATGATGATGTCTATTTCACTTGATGGAAAGAATGGTTCTTACACACCACCATCATTTAGCCACTCTTATAAACTAACAACTGTTTTAAATTCTGGTAAAGGTAACCAATGGTACGGTTACAATGTCGTTAAAGAAGGTCAAGTTAAAGACGCTGCTTTATACGAACGTGCTAAGAAATTTTACACTAGTTTATCCGGTAAATAGTGTGAATAGTAGGCGGCTAAGGGAGACTAAAGCCGCCTACGCTACTGAGTGGAAATGACTGAATTAGATAAATTTATAAATATATTTGAAGGCTTAAACAGTGCCTACGGTCAAACTGTAAAGACAGATCAATTCAGTGAAAAAGGTAAACATAAAACTAAATCATTTACAATATCAAATCCTGTAACTAAAAAGTTATGGAGAGAACATCTAGAGGGTAAAGATCCTGCATTAGGTATTGTACCAATCAATAAAGAAAACAAATGTAAGTGGGGATGTATTGATATTGACACTTATCCATTTGATCATAAAAAATTTATATTAAAATTAAAAGAAAAAAACATACCTATAATTGTTTGTAGATCTAAGTCGGGCGGAGCGCACGCATTTTTATTTACAAAAGAATTTGTTCCTGCAACAGTAATGAGAGTAAAACTAAAACTTATTGCATCTGCAATGGGGTTTGCAGGTGCAGAAATATTTCCTAAACAAGATTATATAAGAGTAGATCGTGGAGATACAGGTAGTTTTTTAAACTTACCTTATCATGCAAATGAAAGAACAGTTAGATATGCATATAATTTAGATGGTAATGTTTTAAAGATAGATGAATTTTTTAAACTACATGAAGATATAGCTTTAACAGGAGAGCAATTAAATAATTTAAAAATAGAAAACAAAAAAGAAGAAACAGATCTTTTCAAAGGAATGCCTCCTTGTTTAATTACATTGTTAAGTGATGGTGTGCCAGATGGTCAAAGAAACAACTGCATGTATAATGTTGGAGTTTATTTAAAGAAAAGATATCCAGATAAAGAAGAATGGCAAAGTTATATGTTTACTTACAACAAACAATTTATGACTCCTCCGTTAGATGCAACAGAAATAAATACTTTAATAGGTTCTTTAGATAGTAAAGAGTATAACTATAAATGTAAGGATGAGCCTATACATAGTTTTTGTGATGCTAAAAAGTGTGCACTACAACAATTTGGCGTAGGCGATAATGCTCCTACACCAGAGATTACAGAGATTAGAAAGTATGATTCTGATCCACCAATATACTTTGCATCTATTGATGGCGAAAGTGTTGAAGTGGATGATGCAACACTGCACGATCCAGAAAAGTTTTCTTTGGCGTGTATGAATCAAATAGGTAAACCAATGATGCCTGTACCAAAACATATGTGGCGAAGGCTACTTATAAAATTATTTGCTAATTTAGAAACTATTCCTGCGCCAGCATCATCTAAACTAGATGTGCAGCTAAAAGAAATACTAGCAGACTATATAAATAAAACTCCAGGTAAAGAATTAAAAGATGTTATGAGGGGTATTGCTTTTACTGATACCGATGGTTTTACTTATTTTAAATTTAAAGATTTTTGGAAGTATTTATTAAAAACTAAATCGTGGGCAGAAAGAACTTACCCTAAACAAAAAACAGTAAGACTATTACAATCTTTATTTGAAGCAGAAGAAACATCACCTAAAGTTGGCACAAAAACAATTAGATTATTAAAGATGCCTACTATTAAATTAGAAAGACCAAATCCAAGAACAACTAAAATAGAAAAATCACCATGGCTATAGTAAAAAAAATAATGGGACCACCTGGAACAGGTAAAACATACAGACTAGTAAACCACTATTTAAAAAAAGAATTAAATGAGTATAATACTAACCCACAAAAAATAATATATATTACGTTTAGTAAGGCTGCAGCAGAAGAAGCAGAAGAAAGAATCTCAGAATTATTCCCTGACAAAAAATTAAAACATATATCTACCATGCATAAAATGGGTAAAGACGAATGCGGTATAGATACAAACATTTATTTACTTAAAAATAAAAAATGGAATAGATTTAAACAAGAGTATCCAGAATGGACAAACATATCGTTTGAAACAAAACCTGATGCGGTGGGTAATCCAATGTATAAAAACAAACATTTAGAAATAATACAATATGCGAGATCTAAATTAATTTCTATAGAAAGTGCAACTGTTGAATTACAGAAACATTATGATGTAGATGTAGATACTACAATACAATTAGAAACAGATTTAAGATTATACAAAGAAGGATCGAAGATGATTGAATTCTATGATATGATCAACAAGTTTGTCGAGGAAGAAAGATGTCCTCCACTCGATGTCATCTTCCTCGATGAAGCCCAAGACCTTAGTCCACATCAATGGAAGTGTTTTGATTATATAAAATCTAATTGCAAGAGAGCTTACATAGCAGGTGATGATGATCAAACTATTTATGGGTTTCAAGGAGCAGATCCTAATTGCTTTATGTTGCAAGAAGGAGAAAGAGACGATCAAGAAATATCACGAAGAGTTCCAAGAACTGTACACAAAGAAGCTGTTAAGATATTAGATAGACTTGGTGTTAGAATAAAGAAAAAATGGGTACCAAGAGATGCAGAAGGTATGGTTCACTATAATCAAATACTAGAAGAGATTGATTTTTCTAAAGGTGAGTGGATGATATTGGCTAGAACGAACAAATTATTACTAAATATTTCAGAGCATTTTTATTCTTTAGGTATGAGGTTTAGTGGTAAAACAAATAAACATTTACCCAACTCTATATTAGAAGTCTATCGAATCTGGACAAGATTAAATCAAGGAGCATCTGTTTCTGCCGAAGAAGCTGAAAAACTTTATGCACATTTAGTAGTTAAGAAAGGACATGTAGCAAGAGGTTATTCTGATGGAAGAACCGTGCAGCGAGAGACGAGTGTAGATTTACAAAAATTAAAAAAAGATCATGGTTTATTAATAGAGGGTGATTGGAAACAATTACATATTCCAGAAGACACAAAAGAATATATGCAAACGTTATTAGAAAGAGGAGATACTTTAATGGATAAATCAAATATACAACTACTTACTTTACACGGTTCAAAAGGTAAAGAGTGTGAAAACATATGTTTATTTACAGACTATGGTGTTGAAGGACAAGATGAATTTATTTATCGAGCAGCATACGATGATCCAGATCCTGAACACAGATTATTTTATGTGGGCACAACAAGAGCAAAAGAAAATTTACACATAATGCAACCATCATCAGATTATCATTACACAATAGGAGAACCAATAGTATGAGCGACATATATAAAAAACAAGTAGGAGGAACTCACTATAGATCTATGGTGATACAGCCATCAGAGTTCATAAACAAAAACAACTTGCCCTTTGCAGAAGGAAACGCTATAAAATATTTGTGCAGGCACAAGCAGAAAAATCAGAAAGAAGACTTACTAAAAGCTAAACATTACATTGATATGGCAATCGATAGAGATTATCCAGAAAAACCGAAAGAAGAAAAAACAAATTCATGGGGAATAACTAAATGATGTTTGAAGCTCAAACGGAATGGATAAGTCCAGAGTCTTTTCCGGATCTTAAAGAGCACAAATATATAGCAATAGATTTAGAAACAAGAGATCCAGGTCTAAAGTCTAAAGGATCTGGTGCATTAGTTGGCGAAGGAGAAATCGTAGGAATAGCTGTAGCTGTAGAAGGATGGTCAGGTTATTATTCTTTTGGTCATAAAGAAGGAAACTTTTTTGATGAGGCTGTAGTAATGCGATGGATAAAAGAAATATGTGCACTACCAAACGTAAAGTTATTTCACAATGCAATGTATGATGTATGTTGGTTAAGAGCATACGGAGTGCAAATAAATGGCCATATTGTTGATACAATGGTTATGGCATCACTTATAGATGAAAATAGATTTTGGTATTCATTAAACAGTTTATCTCTAGATTATCTTAATCAAGTAAAAGATGAAACAGCACTAAGAGCTGCAGCAGATAAAGCAGGCATAGATGCTAAAGCTGAAATGTGGAAACTACCTGCAATGTATGTGGGGTCTTATGCAGAAAAAGATGCAGAGCTAACTTTAAGTTTGTTTAAAAGATTATCTAAAGAAATTAAAGCACAGGATCTTACAAAAGTATTTGATCTTGAAACACAATTGTTTCCGTGTTTAATTGATATGAAATTTAAGGGAGTACGCGTAGACGTTGAAGCTGCTCATAAATTAAAGAAACAATTAGCATCACAAGAAGAAACGTTACTCCTAGAAGTAAAAAAAGAAACAGGAATAGAGCCTCAAATATGGGCAGCAAGAAGCATTGCCAAAGTTTTCGATAAATTGAAATTAGACTATGAAATAACCGCAAAAACAAAAGCTCCCTCCTTTACTAAAAATTTTTTACAAGAGCATACAAATCCTGTTGTGCAGAGAATAGCAAAAGCTAGAGAAATAAACAAGGCACATACTACATTTATAGATACTATAATTAAGTATCAGTATAAAGGTAGAATACATGCGGATATTAATCCTATTCGAGGGGACAGTGGGGGCACGGTAACTGGTAGATTTTCATATTCTAATCCTAACCTTCAGCAAATTCCAGCGAGGAACAAGCAGCTAGGGCCAATGATTAGATCATTATTTATACCAGAACACAATCACAAGTGGGGATGTTTTGATTACAGTCAGCAAGAACCAAGACTAGTTGTACACTATGCAGCTACAAAATTTAAAGGTGATGAAGAAGTAGTTGAAATTGTAGAAAGGTTTCAAAACAATACAGTAGACTTCCATCAAACTGTTGCAAACATGGCTAACATATCGAGAACACAAGCTAAAACAATTAACCTTGGATTATTTTATGGTATGGGTAAAGCTAAACTACAAGCAGAGTTAGGTTTGTCTACAAAAGAAGAAGCAGTAAAATTATTTAACAAATATCATGATAGTGTGCCTTTTGTAAAAGATCTTATGGATGCAATATCAAGAGATGGTGCTGCATTTGGATACATAAAAACATTTGGTGGTAGAAAATGTAGGTTTGATAAATGGGAAATAGCGGAATGGAACAACGGTAAATTTGTTGCACCAATGAGTAAAGCAGATGCAGAGGCAGCATACTTTAAAAAATATCCTAAAGCCACAAAAGCAAATATAAGAAGAGCTATGACTTACAAAGCATTAAATAAATTAATACAAGGTAGTGCAGCCGACATGACAAAACAATCTATGTTAAATTTATATAGAGAAGGTATTGTGCCACACATACAAATACATGATGAATTAGATATTTCTGTTGAATCAGATAAACAAGCTAAAAAAATTATTGAGATTATGGAAAATGCTGTTAAGTTAAAGATCCCTAATAAAGTAGATTATGAATCTGGAAATAGTTGGGGAGATATATATAATAAACCAGGAGGTTAGTTATGGAAATGATAAACAAAATAGTAGCAAAAGTTAAATCTGATAGAAAAGTACAAATCGGAGTAGCTGTTGTTGCAATAATTATAATATATAATTTAATTAAATAATTATGACACATGGCCTATTTAAATGCAAACATACCTGTGACTTATGCACAGATCAGAAGAGAATATCTTTACGATCTTAAAAAGCATCACGGCGAAACTGAAGACTGCATTGTATTTGGCCTTACATCAATTACAGGGCGCCCTATACTCTTTCATGCGATTATGGAAAATGGTGCAATCTTTTATAGATTGCCTATCTCTGCGTTTATACAAAGAGGTTTTAATCCAAAAGAAGTACCTGGGCGTCGACTTGATGAATTGCAGCTATGGAATTGTTTTAGTTATTATCCTGCTGTTACTTCTTACGATATCTTAGATGGGCAATCAGGAAAATATATAGGTAAAGATAAAAAATGGTATTATGGTGCATACCTTTTCACAGTTGACTTTGCACATCCAGAGAGTAATATAGTAGATACAGATCATTCTGAAATACCGCACGAACATAAGTGCGCACATATACTTGCCTTAGATGACGGCAACTATGCGGCACAGCCAAACAATAGATTAATTTGGGACATCCCATCATTTACAGTTAAGGACGAAATTCCTGACTGGAAAGTACAGACAAGTGAATGGAATGTTGAAGATACTCGTAAATGGAGAACAGAAGACACTGATAAATTTTTTTACGAAATTGAGGAGAAAAAAAATGACTAAATGTAAAAATTGCCAACACGATTGTCATTGTGATGGGGATCTTCATGCAGATGAATATGGTACTTGTGCTTGCGATAATTGTGCATGTAAAAGAACATATAAGAAAAAGCAAGATCATGGGACTGATATGTCATACGAAAACGAGGTCAAACAAAAATAATGGAGGTTAGCAGGATGAACTATTATTTTACAGGTATATTAATTATTTTAATGACCTTATTGGCTTTTTGCGTAAAACCAGCTTATGGTGGTTCTACACAAACAAACACATCCGGATCTAATACAGCAATTGAAGGAGGATACACTTCAACTGCTACAACTACATATCAATCCGGTTCTGAATCTACATCTACAACTAACAATACTACAAACTCAGATATAAAATCTGCACCACCATCAGCTGCAGCGCCTTCTTATAATTCTATGACACAAGATGTTTGCGCTGTTGGAGTTTCAATGGGTGTTCAAACATTTGGTATAGGTGTATCTGGTGGAAAACATGTAATCGATGAAAATTGTGAAAGATTAAAATTAGCAAGAATACTTAATGATTTTGGTATGAAGGTAGCAGCAGTTGCTATCCTTTGCCAAGATGAGCGTGTGTTTGAGTCAATGATACAAGCAGGCACTCCATGTCCTATTGATGGTAGAATTGGAAAAGAAGCTCAAGCATTATGGTCTAAGTATGATCATGAAAGACCAGACTATGATTTATATGTAAAACGTATGAAAGCTAGAGAAAAAAAAGAAGAAAAAATAGCTAAAGAAGCGGCAATAGCTGAAAAAAAAAGAATTGAAGAAGAAGCTAAGATGACAAAAGAATTTGAAAAAGCAGATAGAGAAGCTGCTAAAGATAAAATTAAAGAAGAACTTAAAAATTTAAAAAACGTTAGATGATTTGGTTAACAATAATGATAATAGGAGCGGGATATGCGTTTTATCGTATTAATAAGTTTGCTGACGATGTTAACCCTTACAACTTCAGCAGAAGAAATAACAACAAATAATTTACTTCCTAACTCAGGAGATGGTGTAGACTGGAACTCTAGTTCTACGGATCAAATTAATCCTGGAAGCTCTGGATATGTTTCTAATAACTCTGATTTAAACGGTTTTACTGTTACCTGTCCTACTTCTCAATCTAATTGTGGTTATAAACATAACGTAGGTGGAGATTTTGAAGTTACTGGTACGGCTACACTATCTAAAGACAATATTGCTTTAACTAACAATACTCGTACTCAAGAGATGTTAGACAATGGTATTACTCTTAATAACTACATAGACATTGCAAACTGTGACCATGAAGCTGGTAACTGTGAAGGTGATACTGGAAACACAGATTCACACACTATAACTATTCAATTAAAAGACTCAAGTGGCACGGTGCTATCAACCACAACTCAAACAAGAACAGATATAGACGGGTTTAAAGGAAACTGTAATGGTTATCCAACATCTTCTTCTGCAGGTCTTTCAGCTGACTGTGGTCAATACAATGATCAAGTTATTTACAATAATTCAGGATCTAATAAAGTAGATTGGTCTTGGACTGGCACTGATAATAATACTGGATCAGCAAGTAGAGGCGGACCAAATCTTTTAGGTGCTAAACTTACAATGACTTATGACAATACTGTATTAGATACAGAAACTTCAACAGCTTTAGACAATGTCGAAGAAGTTTTAGAAGATTTACAAGACGAAGTTTTTGAGGACATGGAAGAATTTTTCTTTGAGGAAGAAACGTTTACTTTTAACGAGGAACCTCAATTTGAAATGGAAATGCCAATGGAAATGGAAACATTTACATTTGCAGAAGAATTTATTGAAGAATTTTTTATGGAGATAGATGAAGAATTTTTTACAGAAGAAGGTATGTCATTTGAAGATGGCCCAATGATTGTATTTGCAGATGACGAAATGATGGAGGAAATTTATGAAGAGACAGAAGAACTTGTTGCAACATTCTTACCAATGGTTTCTGAAGAAGAGGAATTTTCATATGAGGAATCGTTCATCGAATCAGATGGACCCATATTCATGGAACCAACCGAGGATGGAGAAGGATTTAGTACAGAAACATTCCAAGAAGAAGAAATAATAGAAGAAGAGCCTATGATGACTGAAACATTTCAAGAAGAGGAAATAATAGAGGAAGAGATGCCAGAAGAAGCACCCACAGAAATGGTTGAAGAAGAAGTAATAGAAGAAGAAACTACTGAAATGACTGAGGAAGAAGCTATTGAAGAAGAGCCTACTCAAATGGTACAAGAAACTAATGAAGAAAAAGAAGAAGAAATTAAAGAAGAGAAATCTGATAGCGAGACTCCTAAGAAGTCCGCTGTTCAGACTAAGAAACTTGCCAAACAAAAAAAGATACAACAGAAAAAAGCTATCGTCAAAAATCTTGCAAGAATAATGGATAAAGTTGACAAAGATATTAAAGATATTTCTAAAAATTTAGCAGTAAAAAATATAATAAAAATGGAAGCAATGACAAGTGAACAAGCGTCTTTAAATGCATATCAAAACACATTATTTTATAAGCCAAAAAACATATATTTAGAGCAGTTACCCATATTTGACAGTAGGTTAATATATGCAGATAAGAGTCTTGCAACTTATATCCAAAATGATAAGATGGAAATTAAAGCTAGAAAACTTGGAGAACTTAATCTTAAGAAGCAACAGCTTTTGAATGAACTAGAGGTATTAAAAAATGGGCAAACTTAAAGATCAACTCGCAGGAATAGCAGCTTTGATTGCAGCAATAGTAGCAATTGGTGGTGGCTTTGTTAAATATGGTGAAATTGTAACTAAATTAGATGCAATAGAATCACAAGAACAAGCAGTTGTTGATACATCAGCAATTGAAAGCGCCATTGCAGTATTGGAAGAAAAAGTTAATAAACTAGAAAATATAGATACTTCACATGAGCACAATGATGAGCATGGTCACACAGAGTATTTAATTAACAAAAAAGAAATTGAATTATTACAAGTTCAAATAGAAGAAATTAAAGTATCTACTTCAAATCCACTAGCAAACTAAAATGTCAAAAAAACCAATGAACATAAGCGAAGAAGCCGCTGTACAAATGCCGATGAAAACGGTTGCCTCTTTGATTTTGCTCGTCGCAGCCGGCGTGTTCGCATACACCGAGTTGACGGCTAGGTTGGTATCGCTGGAGACATCACGTGAGCTAATGCAAGCTGATCTTTTAAATGCGTCGGACCAGAAACCGGTCGATCAAGAGCAATTTATGTTAATTGAAAGTTTATTTTCTGACGTGGAAAAATTAATTACAAATCAAGAACAGAATATGACTAACAAAGTCAATATAGAATTTTTAAAAACTCAATTAGAAAAAGCTTTAGATGATGTCGAAGAATTAAAAGATAAAGTTAGACAAAACGGAGGCGCACATTGACAGAATTAGTAGTGGCTTTACTTATGATTATACAAGGAGAGATTAAGGAAGCTCGTATCCAAACAACAATGTCTGAATGTCTTAAAGGCGCACGTGTAGCTAAACGTAATTTAAAATCTAATAGTAGTGTTAAGTACCAATGCATAAAATCTATGGCAGAATTAGAGTCAAATATTGATGGATCTTTATCTATAAAGAAGCTAATATTAGAGTAGGAGAAAAATTATGCAGTTAAGTAAACACTTCAAACTTGAAGAAATGACTAAGTCAATGACCGCAACACGTAAAGGTATTGACAATTCGCCAGGTTCAGGCGATATAAAAAATTTGGAGAACGTATGTTATGAAATATTGGAACCAGTTCGTGCCCACTTTGACAAACCAGTTACTATTACATCAGGCTACCGCAGCGAGGCCTTGTGTGAAGCGATCGGCAGCAAAAAAACGTCGCAGCATGCGAAGGGCCAAGCGGTTGACTTTGAAATCGCGGGTATACCGAATATTAAAATTGCTTACTGGCTACAAAATAACGTAGATTTTGACCAACTTATACTAGAATTTTATAACCCAGACGATCCGGCGGGTGGCTGGGTGCACGTGTCGTACAATGAGGCGGGCGCAAACAGAAAACAAGTGCTCACTTATGACGGAAAAAGCTACGAAAACGGCCTTCCAGAAATGAAATGGAAAGGCGGAGAAGTTGTCGGTTAAAGATAAATTAAGCATAGGTCTACAAAAGATAGATACTGTTGTTGGACACTGTTATCATTGTGAAGAAGAAACCATACTCGTTGCAATTGTAACAGAATTTTATAGGTGTACAAATTGCGGTGCAGATACCAAACAACATGTAAATGGAAAGATATCGTACATACAATTAAGCGAAACAGATAAAAAATGGCTAAAAAGAAACCACTCTTCGGTGTAAATTTATATCACAAACAACAACCTAGAAAACGTCCTAGAAGGCATTCAAAAAAACTTAATAAACACACTAAAAGACAAAGTAAAAAATATAATCGTCAAGGTCGTTGACAAATATCCCAAAGTATCCTATATTGATTTGGTTCCTGGGTATGAACCTTATAATAACTGCCCGTAAAAGAAAGGAAATATGAAAACAGTAACCATAAACGTAGAAGGTATATCTCAAGGTCAGTGGTCTGCTTTTTTATTAGAATTAAATTTAATGAAAAAAGCATGGCGACCATACGGTGTTAATGTAAATTTAAAAGCACATAGTATTAAACGTATTATAGAACAAGGGACAACTAATGGACAAAATAGACGAAGCGGCAAATAATTGGAATAAAACAAAAAACCCAAAATATAAATATCTTTGGTACAAACTAGTAAAGGAGTTTGCAAATGGACCTCATAATACTAAACGATGGCCTCTATCATCTGGTAGAAGTAACGAAAGAAATGACGGCAAGTATAAAATTATTAAGTGAAGTAGATTGTTTTGAGTTGTGTGATATATTAAGATTGCATTTAACAACCTATCATGACTATCCAATCAATGCTCATGTTATGAAAGATGGCACAGGTAATTTTTACGGGTGTATGTGTAAATAAAACTAAGTGTTAGCTTCTGGTAATAAAGTGCAACTAAATGTAATTGATATTCTATGTAGTTCTACCTCTTCCCTTCCTATTTCTTTTAACTTTCTAGCCGCTTCTTCATAACCAAACATACTACAATCATACGCATTGTTAAATGTAGTCGGCCATTGAAATGGCGGCAAACACTCTCCCGACACGTAGCTACACATGAATAAAGTTAAAACTATTTTCACCTTGACAATCCTACAAAAAAATATATGTTATATTACATCAAAATGAAAGGATACAATATATGACGGACATAAGCAAATACAAAAACGTATCGTTGTCCAAAGATACATATACTAAGATAGATAAAATTAGACGCGTTATACAACCTAACACTATGTTAAGTAGAAGTCAGACAATAAATATTTTAGTAAACGAAAAAATGGAAAAACTAAATGGAAAGGCAAAAAATGTTTAAGATATCACAAGAAGAAAGACAAAAACTTTTAAGTTACTTACAAAATAGACCTTATGCAGAAGTTTTTACTTTAATTGCATTAATCGTAGGTTTAAAACCTATTGAAAATAGCAAGGAAGATAAAAAGAAACCTGAAAAAGTAGTAATGTAATGGAAAACAAAATTTGTCCAAGATGCAAAGGCAATGGTTTTTTTAAAGTTAAAGAAAGTGTAGAAAGTAAAGTGGATGAAGTAGTACAGTGTCCAATGTGTAATTCAAAAGGAGAAGTACATGATAAGGAGTTTGATGAGTATTTTGATTCTTGTCCTATGTTTAAGTCATTGCAGCGCAACTGATGTAGTTAATATTGGAGCCGCAGTTGTAACAAATATAGAGGAAACAAATGGTAACTGAGTACGATATTAAAAGAGTTGTCCGAGGTTCTGCTGATCTAGAGGAAAGAATCGAGCAGCTAGAAAAACAAAAAGAGTTGCTTAAAGCTGCATGCAAGAAGGCAGGAGCGAGGATCAAGGACTTAGAAAGACATAACTTAACTCAAGCAAAAGAAATAGATAGATTAAATGAGTATGTACAAGTGTTAGAAATGGAGAAAAGATGAGTGAGAAAATACGTTTAGATTATCAAATGTTTAGATGGGGGCCTTTGTTGGTTAAGTTTAAAATACCAGATGACATACGTAAAAAACTTTTAGAGGAAGCAGAGGCGAGCAGCAAGGATTATGAAAAAAATTTAGCAGGCGTTATTACCAAAGAGGTAGGATTTAGAGATATAGATATGTTTCAACCCTTCTTCCATACTGTCTTTGAAATGTATGCAGATGCTCAGTCTAAGTGGGCACCAGAGGTAGGAGCTACAAGAGAAACGTTTAGACAACAGTATTTAATCGAGGCGTTATGGGCAAACTTTCAAGGACCCGGAGATTTTAACCCACCGCACGATCATGGCGGCACGTTATCTTGGGTTATATTTTTAAAGATGCCTAAAGAATTAATAGAAGAAAATAAAAGATACAAAGGAAGATCCGCTGGTCCTGGAGGACTAACGTTTATATACGGTGAAGGACCAAGAAGTTATATTAGTCACCATTCTTTTGTACCGGAAGAAGGAGATATGTTTATATTTCCGGCATCATTAAAACATTGGGTGTTTCCATTTAAAAGTGATTGCGTTCGTATTTCGGTATCGGGCAATGTTAGTGATTCTATTAAATGGAAAGATTTAAAAAAAGTAAAGGAGGTTAAGAAAGATGAATCAAACAACAATAAAGAGAGTAATTAAACGTCAGTTTAATTCTATTATAGATGAAGAAAAAAAGTTACGTATAGTCTTGGATATGGAGACGAACGACGAGCATCCAGAGGCTTTGTTCGGTGGTTTATATACGAGGGTCGAGCAACATTTAGATGAGATTGTAAAACTACAAAATAGAATTGTCGCATTACAAGATATAGTAAATCCTGAATGAAAGATACAAACGTAGCTTACATTGCTGGGCTATTTGATGGTGAAGGTTGTGTATCATATAAACAATATATGCGTAAACGTTCACATAATAAAAAAGCATATCCAACTTGGCAGATTAGACTTGAGATGGCTATGACTGATAAATCTATATTGATATGGGTTTGTGAAGTATTAGGTGTTGGCACTGTTACAGAAAAAAAATATAAAACAGCTTATACGGTGGGTTGGAAGAAACAATGGCGTTGGCGTTGTAGTCATAGAGACGCGTATTATGTTTCTTGTTTACTATTTCCATACGCTCATGTAAAGTTGGCTGGTATACAAAAGATTATTAGTCACTATGCGAAGCGAAGATTGAAAGTATTGAATGATAAAGTGGTGTCGTTAGATGAGTATAGAGAAACTATGAATTTAGAATAATGGATAAGAAACAAATAAAAGAATCTGGACGTAAATGGGACGGTAGATCTAGACCGTCAAATGATCTATATAAGAAAAATTATGACGAAATTTTTCGAAAAAATAAAAAAAAGGATGAAGGTAAGGAGGCTAATAAACAGCGATAATGCTATCGATGTTGGTGTTGATCTTATGTTAATTGTATTTGATGTTTTAAGTTCTCCTATTTTAATCGTCGTAAGAGTGTTGCGTTACGGTTTTAATAAATTTATTAGAGGCTATGTAATTAGAGGGATTAAGTGGATACTTAATAAGCTAGTTTAGAATGACTCTAAAGTGGAATAAACTATACAACTACCCGAAGACTGTAAGATCTAATATTGATGGTACTAGGAGATACGAAGTTGGTGACGAGAAACTACCTAGTGTTACGACTATTATATCCGGAACGCAGAGCGAAGAGAAGGCTGAGAGCTTGGCTAGGTGGAAAGACAGGGTGGGTGCTGCGGAGGCAGATAGAATCAAGAATACGGCTGCTCTACGGGGCACGGCGATGCATAGTTATTTAGAGACACATCTTAAAGGTGGCAATGTGCTAGATTTGAGCGACGTGGGGCAAGAAGCGAGGGGCATGGGTCAAACTATTATTGACAAGGGTTTTCCTGATTTAGAGGAGATTTGGGGTGTTGAGTGCACGTTACACTATCCTGGGTTGTATGCAGGCCAGACTGATATGTGTGGTATTTACCAGGGGCGCGAAAGTATAATAGATTTTAAGCATTCAAACAAGCCTAAACGTGACGAGTGGATAGAAGATTATAAAATACAGCTAGTGGCGTATGCTATGGCGCATAATTGTATTTATGGTACTGATATAGATCAAGGAGTAATCCTAATGTGTACACCAGACAACTTCTTTCAACGGTTCATTATCAATGGATCAGAGTTTAGAAAATGGAAGTGGGAATGGTTAAAAAAAATTGACCAATATTACAAAAGTGTGACATAAATGTCACTATTGTGGCTAAAATGTGTCTAAATCATAAAATTGCCACAAATTTTTAAAATAAAAATGTGGAAGATGGTGTCAAAAACCCGCATAAAACGAAAATTTTAAAATTTTTTTTGTCAAATTTACGAAATTTTGGGTTAAAAATGTGGAAACAGGGGTCAAAAACCCGCATAAAACGAATTTTTTTTTCAAAAACGTGGAAAATGTGGAAAACCAAATTGACTAGAAGTGTTGGTATACAAAGAAAATACGCGTTTTCCACGTTTCCACATTTTTCAAAAACTTTTTGGGCGTGCAACTCTTCAAAAGTATTTTGAGTCTTTATTTGTGGAAAAAGACTAAAAATCGATTATTATTCGCACTAGGCAACAATAGTATCTTCCACATTTTTAAAACAAAAAATGTGGAAAATGTAGAAAGCCGCAATTACCAACGCTTATTTAACATTGAAAATGTGGAAGAAATGTGGAAGAAGAAAAAATGGTATGGGATTTAGCAATTAGTATGATGACAGAGAAAGATTTTTGGGATATGTTTCAAAAAAAACACAATCCTGAATACTATGCCAAGAAAAAAGCCAAAAAGAAAAAAGCCGCAGAAAAGAAAAAGAGTCCTGGAGATGCCACAGACAAACGATATCCCATATTCAAAGTATCGAGTTGAGTGGATTGATTGTGTTAGCGATTCCGGATGGGCATCTGATAAAGAATTTGATAAAATGCAGTTGGCCTCTCCTGTAAATGAAGGCTGGATGTATGAACGTAATAAAAAATACATAAAACTTTTTGCTAGTTACGATAAAGATACAGATGGCAGTATAACATTTGGCGATAGGACTATGATACCTACTCCATGGATAACTAAAATAACTAAAATTAATTAAGTTTTCTTATTTTTGGAAGTCTTGATTGTTTTACTTTTTCTTTTACTTCTTTTTTAATATCTTTCACTTCAACACCTTCAAGTATAGGTGAGTATTGGTCTATAATATCTTTCATCCTCGTCTCTAGTTCCTCCGCACTCAAATCATCTATCTTGCCGGTTCTGATAATTTTCTGTTCAACATATAATCCTGCGGCCTTACCCCGTGCTACTTCTGCATTTGTTGCGGCTGAGAACGCACCTTTTTTTAATGCGTTTTCTCTAATTTTTGCAAGCTCTGTAATATGTCTTTCAAATGTCACAGCATATTTTTTTTGATTTTCTTCTCTGAGTTCACCTATATATTTTACAACTAAAGGATATTTTTTTGGATTTTGTAATTCATATGCTCTAATCCTGGCTGCTTCACCATAGCCAGCTTCTTTTGCACATTCGGTTCCGTTCATTCTACCTTCATTAGCAACAACTAATTGAGCAAATTTAATTTGTTTTTCTGTTAGTCTTTTTGGTACTCCCATGTATTGACGTATAGAGTAATTTAAGGTACAAGTCAACCTATGATAGATGCTAAGTTAATACGTCAAGTATTAGATAAGTTTTTGAAAGCAGAAAATGTTAAAACCGCAAGAATGCAAGTTAGAACTCTTGATGGTGTTTACCATGATATTAAATCTATTAAGTTGTTGGAAAATAAAATTATTGGTTCAAGAGAAACACATAGAATAGTTATAGAAGTTATACCGGAAAAAGCCCCCATGGGTAAAGTTATAAAAGACCATGGAGGAATTATACTCTGATGAATTGTTGGCATTGTAAAACTGAATTAATATGGGGCGGTGACCATGATATTGAAGAAGAAAATGATGCTTATAGTATGGTAAGTAATTTATCTTGTCCTAAATGTCATTGCTTAGTTGAAGTTTATTATCCAAATGAAGAGACTATAAAAGATTATAAAAAACATGAGTGAACTTAAGTCTATTTCGTTGTTTGATACAATACTTTATCAAGCACATGTTCCTAAGTATTTAGAAGATAAAGATTTTATGGCAGTTTGTAATGAGAATACAGACAAAGCTATTAAAAACACACAACAAAAAATAGATGAAAGAAACAAAAAATTTAAAACAGACGTAAAAGACCATGGTTTGTCTTATCATTCTGGAGCAGAATTATATAAAGATGATAGATTTGCTGAGTTTGAGTTGTTAATTAGAAACACAGCTCGCAATATTTTAGAAGACCAAGGATTTGATTTATCTAACTACACCTTAGATTATACTGAAATGTGGATACAGAAATTTGCTGATACAGGCGGAGGCCACCAAGATACACACGTACATTGGGATAATCATATTTCTGGTTTTTATTTTGTAGAGTGTTCTGAAAGAACATCTAAACCAATCTTTCATGACCCGCGTGCAGGTCGCATGATGCTTAATCTTCCAATTAAGGACCACAGCAAGCTATGTCCTGCGATGGAGAGACAAATTGTTACGGTGCAACCAGGTTCGCTTTTGTTATTTAATTCTTGGCTACCTCATCAATTTAGTGTAGATAGCGGCATCGATCCGTTTCGATTTATACACTTTAACCTACAAGCAAGGATGAATGGCAAGAAATGAAAGTCAATTTTGGTACTACCTTAAAAAAAATACTCCTACAATTAAGTGGACACGGATTGAAAACACTAGTAGTCTCGGTACTCCTGATTTATTGGGCTATAATTCTAATAACTACTTTTTCACTTTAGAACTTAAAGTCGTAAGGTCTGGCAATAAAATAAAATTTTCTCCTCATCAAATATCTTTTCATATGCGCCACCCCATTGGTACCTATATACTCGTTGATGACGCTGTGCGTGCTCGTGTGTGTCTTTATTTTGGCAATCAAATAGACGATTTAGTAAAAAATGGTTTAAAAACAAAACCAAAGGCAGAAACGCTTGAAGATTGTAAAAAATTTTTAGATAAATTAAATTAACTATTTTAACTTAAATTAATTATTTTAACTTAAATTAACTATTTTAAATTAACTATTTTAACTTAAATTAACTATTTTAACTTAAATTAATTATTTTAACTTAAATTAACTATTTTAAATTAACTATTTTA